CCAGAGAATTCGGCGGCCGCTTCGACTTCTCCCTGAAGTTTGCGGTAACGGTCTGGGGCCGGCAGCAGAAGAAACAGGAGGCGATGGCCTTTTACGGCGCGGCCATGCAGAATCCCCTGGTGCAGCAGAACCCCAACGCCATGTGGCAACTGATGAACATGCTGGCCCAATCCTTCAACATCGACTTTTCGAACATCATCCCCAAGCCGCCGGACCTCGACCGGCCGAAGACGCCCGACGAAGAATGGACCCTCATGCTCGAAGGAGAGGAAGTTCCGGTCAATCCGCAGGATGACGACCAGGCCCACATCATGGAGCACCAGCGTCAGCTCGAAGACGAGCGGCAGGACCCCGACAGGGATGCGCAAGCCATCGCATACATGATCAAGCATATCCTCGACCATCAGCAGCAGATCCGCACCAAGATGCTCATGCACACCATGCTGACCAATGTGGCGCAAGCCTTGAACCCGAGCCCCGAGCAGCAGTTCCAGAACAGGATGGATCAGCATTTCCAGAACGCCGTGCAGATGTACAGCCAGCCGCCGGCCGGCATACCGGGAGAGATCCCCCCGCCCCCCACGCAGGTGGGAAGCCACGCGGCCCCCGTGCCGCAGAACGGAATGATGTGATATGACATCAACCCTCGTAGACGCGGTCCTGTTCCTCCTCGCGCAACTGGAAGGCGGATCGGGAGCGGTTCCCGAGCAAGCCTCCAAACTTCACCAGCAGCTCCAGCAGGAACGCGACGAGGCCGAGGAGCAGATCCGAGCAGCGTTGAAGCATGAGCAGGAGAAGAACGACGACGACCACCAGCCACCGGCCGCGGAAGAGGAAACTCCCGAGCCGGAACCCGAACCAAAACACCGGCCCGTCACCACCACCAGCACAACAAGCGCAAAGGCCAAAAAGCGTGCGCGTTGACGACGATGCCGCAAATTCGGAACGCCTCGACTGGATGCTCGAGCTGGAGCGTTCGCCGGGCTATGGACTGGTGCAGCAGAGGATCCGGGACGAGATTGAACGATTACGGACGTCTCTCGAGAATCCATCGGGACCGGACACGACCGCAACCCTCCGCGGCCACATCTACGGACTGAGGACCGCATTGAGGATCCCGGCCATCCTCCGGGAAGAGTTCAAGGAGAAGGAGAAATCGAATGTTCAGTAGAAGGCCCCCGGCCCCCGCGCCGGCCGAACCCAACGTCGCGGCCACCATGCGGCGCAAGCCTCCGGTAAGAGTGAAAGGCCGCCGGCCGCCGCCCACCAGGCCAACCTCTGAATTCGCATCGATCCGCGACCGTCTGCTGTCCTCGAGACGGTCCCCGGCTCCGTCGCCCGGAGATTACGGGTCCGGAGATTACTGACGTGCCCTGGACGGCCAAGGACGCTACGAAGAAAACGAAGAAAGCCTCCACCCCACGCAAACAGCGTCAGTGGGAGCACGTCGCCAATGCGTTGCTGGCAAAGGGAGCGTCCGAAAAGTCGGCCATCATGCAGGCGAGCGGCGTAGTGAAGAACACCAGGTGAGATGGAAAGGCTTAACGTACCTTCCTTGATCGGCGCGACCCGAAACGCTTCCGCTGGCGCGGAGAAGCGCACGACGGGAGCTTATGGCTTTTTGTTGACCAGTTCCATGATGGCGCCCACTAAGTCGGCTATCCGCTTATCCATAACCTTGTCGCGTTCGGCGATTTCGCGGCGCATCTCAGACCACTCAGCTCGAGATTCGCGGCGCATCTCGTCCATTTCGGCTCGCCATTCGCGACGGTTCTCTTCAAACCGCCGGTCGGTTGCTCTCCAAAGAGCTTCCGTCTGCTCGCGTTGTTCGCGCCACAGGCGCCGGTCTTCTTCCAACTCGCGCTTGCTCTGTTCGATCCACGCACTGGTGACGTGTTCCAGGCGTTCAATACGTTCGTCGATATTCAAGGGATTGTCTCCTGGCCCGATAGCATCGGGCTTTCCTCCATTGTAACTCCATAATGAGCCAGTTACTCGTATTCACCGAGCTTTGTCCCTACTGCCAGAGGCCGCGGAACCCTCGAGATATCCTCCGCCAGCCCGGGGGAATCCGGATCTGCCTGGACTGCGAACACAAGCACCAGAGGGCTCTGGACGCCTTATCGAGCGGGGAATATCACGAGGAGTGCTCCGAGTGCGGTAAGACTCTCGACGAACCGAACGTGAGAGTGGCGATTCATTACGAAGCCGGCAAATACAGACTCCTATGCCTGGCATGCGATTCAACATACTCGAGCAAGCGCAAGGAACTGTATGCGGGAACGGAGTACGGCAGGAGCCTATAACCTATGGCAGACAGCGGTAACATCCTCCGGGAAGATACATCTGAAGAGAAATCACCACCACCACAGCAGGACGAAAAGGTAACCCTCTCTCGAGCGGAAATCGATTCCCTCAGACGTGAAAGGGACGAAGCCCGCGAATCGGAGCGCTACTGGGCCAGCCAGGCCCGCGCCCACGCCGGCAACGGAAACGGGAACAGCAGCCAGCCGCAGCAGGAAGCCGCGGACGACGGCCCCAACCCGGACGAGTTCCTCGACCCGAACGAGCAGCAGGGCGGAATCGAAGGCGACACACCCGAAAAGCTAGTGGACGAGTTCGCCTCTCAGGGAGTAGCGGCATTATCGAAGCGCGGCTTCATCACGGCCTCGGACGCCAAGAAGATTGCGGTCGAAGCAGCCCTCCACGTAACGCAGGAGCTGATCAACCGGGAGCGGCAGAAGATGGGGACCGACACGCAGATCATGTCGGAATTCCCGGAACTGCGCGATCCCGACTCCGACCTGTTCAAAGCAACCGCTGTCCGATACCAGCGAGCAGTGGCAATGGATCCGAACGCCAAGAAATCCCCCGCGGCTTTGTACCTGGCAGCCGAAGCGGCCAGGGAATCTCTGAAGCGCACGTCGAAACCACCGCCCGACGACGACGAGTACGAGGACCGCGGCCGAACCCGCGAAACCGAAAGGGACCGCAGAGCGAGAGCGGCCGCTCAGGATTCGCGCCCCAACGGCCGGCAGGAGATCGACGACATGGACATGCTGGGACCGGAAGCCCGGCAGGTTGCCAAGCTCATGGGCATCACACCCGAGGAATTCCAGAAGTCGCGTAAAGAGCTGGGCGTGGGCCCGAGAAGGAGGCCGAGATGAAAGGCGACGAAATCCGCGCCAACCAGGAAGCCGCCGGCATACCGGACTCGAAACCCTTCATTGAACCGCAGGAAAACGCCATCACCCGCATGGAAGAGCTGCATATCAATGGAGTGCTGATCAAAGACCTGAAGCTCGAGGCCCCGGTTCTGGCCGCACTGGATTACTATGCGACGGACGAAGGAATGGCGGAGAAGAATGCCACGCGCGCCGAACCGTCGGGCGTGACGGTGGGCGCCGAGCCGTGGGACAAGAGCCTCCAGCAAAAGCGCGACGACGTCAAAGAGCGTGGCTACAACACCTACGAAGCCCGCGATCCCCTGCGGGAAGTGGCTGAAGAGTACGCCCAGCCCGGGATGCGCGCCAGGTACATGAGCCAGAAAAAGCTCAAGGACGGCGGCAACCGCGACTACAAGGTGGTGAAGCAGCCGAACGGCGACCCGGTCATGGTCCGCGGCATGGTGCTCGGCCACATCCCGGAAGAAGTGGCGGTGGCGCGGAACAAGTATTACCAGAGGCGCGGCAACGACCTTTTGAAGCAGTTGAACGAGAAGTATTTGAACGAAGGCGGTCCGACCGCCAAGTCCGATCAGTAGTAAGACCATCATCAACGCGAAGCAGGCGCGTCCTCATCAACGTCCCCACAAGGGCACCCGGACGTGACCAGGCCTCGGTTTAGCCAGGTCTTCGCCAACCGAATGGAGGCACACCAAACACCAGGAGTGTGTCCATGGCGAATGTAAACAACCCGCACGGTTTCCGGCCATTAATGCGGTCGATAACCGGCGGGCCGGCGCAAGGCAGTATCGGCGCCCACAAAATTGTAGGAGTCACGACCGCTCTCTTCATCGGAGACGCGGTCGAACTGAACGGATCGGGAACCAAGCCCGTCGCCAGCATCAAGCCGGCGGCGGCCGGGGACGCGATCTACGGCGTAAACCTCATCTACGGCGCGGCCAACCTCGCGACCGACCACCTGATCGTACCCGGAGACAAGCAGATCTTCGAATGCCAGATCGACACCGTCACCATGGCGCAGTTGCAGATGAACGCGGCCCTGGTGGCGGGCGCCGGAAACGCACTGACCTACGTCTCGTCGCACTCCTTAAACGGAGTGGCGGTAACCAACACATTTGCGGTCAAGCTCCTCGGCTTGCACCAATCACCGGATAACGCAGTCGGCGCCAATGCGCGCGTCATCTGCATGTTCAACAAGTCGCAGTTCGGCGACCAGACGGCGGGGGTGTAGCCATGCAAGTCAGAGGACAATTCTCCGATTTCTTTTTCGAGACGATGCTACCCGCCCTCAACGCCAAAATCTGGCAGACCTTCCGCACCAAGACGCCCATGTGCCCCAAGTTGCTCGACCAGATGACCACGACCCGCTCGATCGAGCAGTTCAGTCAGATGGCAGGCGTAGGGCTTCCATCGAAGGTGGCAGAAGGCGAAGACACCCCGACCGACAACTTCGTCCAGGGGTTCGACAAGACGTTCAAGCCGGTGAAGTGGGGACTCGGCATTGCGGCCTCCCAGGAACTGGTGGAAGACGACAAGTTCGGGATCATCTCGAGACGCGCGGTGGCACTCTCGGAATCGATCTACTACGCCCGCGAACTGCAAGGCGCCGCGGTCTACAACAACGCCTTCGACGGGGCTAATTACCCCGGGCCGGACGGAAAGGCCCTGTGCGCGGTCGATCACCCGCTGGTGAAGGCCGGCGGGACGCAATCCAACATGGCGGCTACGGCGGCGGATCTGGACGTGCCCTCGCTTGAGGTCGCGCTAACGGCCTGGGAACTGATCAGGGACCATCGCGGATTCCTCCAGCTCCTGAGCAAACCTCGCCTGTTAGTCTCCGCAGAGAACCGATGGAACGCCATGGAGATCACCAAGAGCAACATGCGTTCCGACACGGCCAACAACACCATCAACGCATTCCAGTATGGGGAGAACGGCGGCCCGATCGACCCGTTGATCTGGTCGCAACTGACCGACCCGGACGCCTGGTTCTTGGTCGCTCAACCGAGCGAATGCGAGCAGGTCTGGATCGACAGAAAGGCCCCGTATACCAAATCGGACTACACCGAGAAGAACGAAACCGGAGTGGTTTACATGCGGTATCGCTCCGATGTCGGCTTCTATGGGTGGAAAGGAATCTGGGGTAACCCCGGCGCGTAAGACAGACCATTTCCTCTGAAGAAGAAGTTTTGTGCCCTGCGGGGAGTCTTCCAGGTGCATGGGCGGGCTCCCCGCCTTTTTGCATAACCCAGCAGCATGCTTAAAACCTCCTGAGCCCTGATCGGGGCCAGCAGAAAGGAACCATATGGCTCTCAACAACCGTTCCATCGCGCGCATCGCAACGCGCTTCAGCCATCTTCTCGTCAAGCCCTCGTTCTTCAAGTCGGACCCCACCAATTACGGCGTGTACGGCGGATCTCCGCTGTTCGTCATCCAGTCGGGACCGGGCCAGACCGCGGACATCATGCAGGTTCTGGACTCGACCGGAGCAGTCCTCTACTCGATTGCGGCAAACGGCCGGCCGGTGGCGAGCGCTCCCGCAAAAACCCTGGCGGCGGCCAGTCC